TCACATCCGCCTGGCGCCCAGGCTGACGGCCCGCGCCAGCATCTGGGCGATCTGCGCCTCGGACCGCAGCAGGGCCGGCGCCCCGCCGTCCACCGCCACATTCACCGTCACGCCCCCGCCGCCGACCGGCCCGATCTCGCCGCCCGTCGCCGGTCGAAACACCTCCGGCCCGCGCTCGCCGACCAGGTAGGCTGCACCGCCCAGCACCGGCCCGCCGTCCGTCCGCGCCCCGCCGAAGCTGGACATCACCGACTGGATCGCCGCGCTCAGCCCGCCACCCTGCGATCCCGCTGCCGCATTGACCGCATTCAGCACCGCCCGCGCCAGTTCGGCCAGCGACACCTCCCCGTCCGCCGCCGCCCGCGCTAGCGATCGCGTCAGGCTGTCGCCCGCCCGCCCGAACGCCGCTTCGATGGCGTCGGCCGCCTCCTGCGCCGGCGCCTTCAGCGCCTCCAGCGCCGCCCCGGCTTCGGCCGCTCTCAGCGCGATCTGATCGATCCCGTCCCGCCCGAACTCATCCGCCATCCGGCCAACCCTCCATCAATCGCGCCAGCCCGTCGCGCCCGAGCAGCGCCGTGCCGCGCGGCGCCTGCGTCAACAGCCGCCACTCCTTCAGCGACAGCCGCCAGAACGCCTCGGGCGCCACGCCCATCGTCGCCGCCAGTCGCAACATCTCGCCCCAGGGCGTCATCGTGCTGCGGCCGCGAACGCCTGCGCCACCGCGACCGCCGCCTCGCGCGGATCAACCGCCGCCACCTCCGGCTCGACCTCACCGCCGCCGCGCAACACCGCCGCCAGCACCACGATCAGATCCCGCGCCGACAACGTCTTCATCCGCTCGGCGACCGCCGCCATCCCATCGACGCCCAGCCCCGTCTCGATCTCCGCTAGCGCCCCCAGCGTCAGACAAGCCCGACGCCGCGCGCCGCCCAAGATTACCGCCGCCTCGCCCCGCGCGCCGTTCATATCGCGCTGAACCCGATGGCCCCGGCGCTTGCCAGGCTCAGCGCGAACGTCGCCTCCCCCTCGTGCTCGCCGGCGTATTCCAGAGCCGCCAACAGGAACGGCCCCTCCAGCACGCCGAAGTCCGGCACGATCAGCCGCCACCGTTTCGCCGCCTGATCGAAGAAGGCCTCGCGCACCAGGGCGTCCGACGCCGCATCGCGAAAGATGCCCTGCCCCGACACCGCCGCCGACTTCACGCCCGCGCCGGCCAGCAGCTCGCGCCACCGCCCGGCGCTGTCGCCGTCCGTGGCATCCACTGTCTTGGCGTTCAGCGAGATCGTCCGCGCCCTCAACCCCGCCACCGTCGTAAACACGCCCGGCGCGCCCTCGATCTTCAGCAAGATGTCCTTGCCGGCCTGTGCCGTCATCCGTCTTCTCCCACTTCCTCGGTTACCGCCCTCAACCGCACCACCGCATAAGTCCGCCGCCCGTCGCCCGCGCGGAACACGTCCGCGAATGTCGCCCTCAGGGTCGCCGTCCGCACCCCGTCGGCCTCCAGCACGGCCTCGTGCAGACAGGCCCGCACCGCCGCCGCGACCGCCTTGGCCTCTTCCGATCCCGCGAATCGCGACACGCCCGTCAGGGTCAGCTTCTGTTCAACCCCGCCCCCGTCCGCCGCCACTGGCCGGCTCTCGCACCGCCCTAGCGCCAGATAGGGACACAGCGCCCCTTCCGGTGCCTGGTCGTAAACCCGCTCCTGGATCAGGGCCGACAGCGCCGGATCGGCCTTCAGCGCCGCCACCATCGCCTTCTGCAGCGCGCCTTCATGGTCCCTCATCGCACCCGCTCCAGATCCAGCTTCGCTCGCCCCGGCCGCGCATCCTCGACCGAGACAATCCGCCAGTCCGCCCCGCCGAACCGTAGCACGCGACCGCTCATCAGCCGGGCATCCGCCCGCGCCTCGGCGCCCATAGTCTCGACCGCGCGCCGCTGATCGCCCTCGCCACGCTCCAGGCGCCGACGCGCCCCGCACTTCAGCCAGGCCGACCCGGCCGCCTCGAACGACACGCTGCGCCCGCCATACGGCGTCTCGGCCTCCACCGGCTGGAACAGTCCCGCCAGAACTCTCACAACCTCACCACGCGGTATGGCGCGATCCAGCCCTCCACCGGCTGGATCTCCACCGCCTCGCCTCGCTCATAGGCCCGCAGGACCAGCATCAGGATCGCCAGCCGCAACGGCGCCGGCGAGGTGGACGTCAGGCTCAACCCGACATCCCCCTCCACCTTCGCCTGCGCCGCCGCGATCAGGGTCTGGATTAAGCCGTCCTCGACCTCATGCTCGACCCTCAGAAACAGCTTCGCCTCCGCCACCGTCACCGGCTGCGCCATGGCAATCTCCATTGTCAGATTCGGAATTCTCCCTCCCCGCTCCGGGGAGGGTGGTCGCGCAGCGACCGGGTGGGGGCGGCCCGGCAAGGCCGCACGCTTGGTCGATGAGCTAACTTCGATCGCCCGGCCGTCCCCACCCGACTTCGGCTGCGCCTCAGCCACCCTCCCCCGCAGGGGGAGGGAAAGTCGCCATCACTCCGCGACTAGGTCGCGGCGAACTTCATCACCTTGATCGCGTCAAAGTTCTGCACCCCGCCGCCCACACGCTTGGTCGTGTAGAACAGCACATAGGGCTTGGCCGAATAGGGATCGCGCAGCACCCGCACCCCCGCCCGATCGACGATCAGATACCCCCGCTGGAAGTCCCCGAATGCGATCGACAGACTGTTCGCCGCCACGTCCGGCATGGTCTCGATCTCGGTCACCGGATAGCCGAGCAAGGAAGCCGTCTCGCCCAGCCGCGTCGCCGGCTGCCAGATATAGTTGCCGTCCGCGTCCTTGAACTTGCGCACGGCCGAGACCGTCTTGCGGTTCATCACGAACCGGCCGTTCGGCCGATACTGGGCCTTGGGTGCATAGATCAGGTCGATCAGGCGATCCGCCGGACTGGTCGCCGCAAAGCCGCCCGCCGCGCCCGATGCGACAGAACCGATCTGGCCCCAGGTCTGGCCCGCGTCCGCCACAGTCGGATAGGACAGCAGACCCTTGGGCTTGTTCACCCCGTCGCCGTTGATGAAGGCCTGGGTCTCCTGCGCCGCAAAGACGTCCTCGACCTCGGCCGCCAGCCATTCGTCCAGATCGACCATGGCGTCGTCCAGCAACGCCTGCGTCGCCGCCGGATTGGCGTAGAGATCCGCCGACGGAAACTCCAGCAGGGCCAGGGTCGCCGGGTCCGTCTCGGGCCGCGCGGCCGTCTCCGCCACCCAGCCGCAGGCCACACCCGCCGTCGATACCGGCTTTCTGAACACGCCGCCGCGACGGTCCTGACCGTGGCGATCTCGCGCATCGGACTGGCCGCCATCAGACGCCGCTCGATGGCCCGCTCGGTCTCGTACGGCACGACATAGCCGCCCGAGGTCGCCCCGCCCGACAGACCCGCCTTGACCTCCAGACCGCCCGCCAGATGAGGAGACTGACCCGTCTTCAAATAGCCGTCCCATGCCGCCTTCGCCTCTGGCGCTGACGTCGGCTCGGCAAGTTCGCCGCCGATCGCCGGACGACGGCTCTGGCTCATCACCCGATCCAGTCGCGCCTGGGCCGAGACGACCGCCTGGTCGATGCGCGCCACCTTCTCCTCCAGCAGCACATCGGCCGCCGCCTTCTTCTCGATCTCGCCCAACCGGGCGTCGTTCGCCCCTTTGAACGCCTCGAACGCCGCCATCATCTCGCGCACGACATCGCGCGCCTCGGGCTGGCCCGAAGCCTGTTTGGTCTCTTTCATGATATCTCCGGTTGAAGAACCGCGTGTTGCGGTTAGGGTCGAGACGTGACCGACACGACCTCGAAATTGTTGGACGGCCTGCAGCGCTCCTGGCTGCTTAAGCTCGTCTGGATATGGGCGCCGTTCGTACCGCTGACGGCCGTCGCGATCCTGAACCATTACGAGGGGCCGGTCCCCGAACTCTTCTACGCATTGCCTCTGCTGGCCATATTCGGCGCCTTGGGCCTTCAATATGGCCTCGCCTTCGTCGCTCGTCGCAAACGGCGCGCGCTGGCGCGTCACCTCTCGCCGCTACAGCGTCTTCAGACATCCCACGAACTCGATCCTGTTCCTCTCGGCGAATTCCTGCTCGTCACCAAGAAACCGCCTGTCGAAACCGTGCCACGGACCATCCAAGCGTTGATCGCGCGATGGGGAGCTCCACCTTCCAAAAGGACCGGCAACGTCATCGACGTAATGTCCATTTCCGTGTGGATCATGTTTTGCGCGGTGGCGGGCTTGCGCGACCCACTGGGTTTCCTGAGCCGCCACTTGGGGATACCGACCATCCCGTATTGGCCTGTCTTCACGACCTTATTTGTATTGGCCTTGCCGCTTTTCCTTCGAGCACAGCTGCGCCGGATGAACGATTACTACGTCGCTGAGGCGAAAGCTTCCGGTCGTCGACCTTTCCCTGCCCTGTGATGGCCGCCCCATGTCCCACCTGACGCCCCTGGAAAGCGCCGTCATGGACGCGATGATCTGGCAGATGGGCGACAGCGTCCCGGACCTGCGGGCCCAGGTCGCCGCCAGTTCGCCGGGCCTGCGTCGCAACACCGGCGCGGGCCTCTATTCCCAGATCGTCGTCGATGCGGACCGCGCGACCGCCAACCCGGACGCCACCGGCCTGTTCGGCACGGTCCATGCCATGGTCGCCGGCCTGCCCGACCCCGTCGGCTTCCAGATCGAGCTGCGCCAAGGCCGACTGACGGCCCTGCATGGCCAGAGCTACGGCCAGGACACCCGCGCTATCGACTTCACAACCACCGCCTTTGAAGAGGTCTTCACCGTCGACGAAGCCGGCCGATCGATCCTGTTCCGTCCTGCCCGGCGCGCGCCGGATCCGATCCCGCCCAGGCCAAAACCCGCCCGACCGGCCGCTGCACCCGCCGCCCAAGCCACGCCGCAGAAGCAATCCAGACCCGCGCCCCAACCGGCCTCAAAGCCCTCCGATCACGCCCTGCCATCCGCCGCCGCAGCGCCGACCGTGGCCGAGATCATCGCCGGCCTGTCCAACCCCACGGCCTCGCGCGGCGGCCAGCTGGCCCTGGTCTATCTCGGCGCCTATGCGCTGGCGGCCGTCTTCATCCTGTTCGCCCACCTGGCGCTGCACGTCGGCTGGATCTTCGGCCTGGTGCTCGCCGGCTGGGCCTTGCGCTATCTCCACGGCAAGAAGGGCCGCGCCCAGATGGCCGCCCTGGCCGAAACCCTCGACCGCAACGGCGCCTTCCAGGCCCTCAAGCCAAACTGAACCGCGCCCCCGGCAGCATCGGGAACGTCACCAGCGACACTTCCCACAGTTCGACCGCGCTCAGCACCCGCAGCCGTCCCTGACGCCGGGCCCGGGCCGTACGGTATCCGATCGACAGCCCGTCCAGCGCCCCGGCCCGGCTCAGCGCCCCGGCGAACCGCGCCTCGGCCGACCAGTCCTCAATCCGGCCGCGCACGAACAGACCGCGCGCATCCTCGACGATCTGCTCCCAGACCCCGACCGGCGAGCGCGCATCGTGCTGGTTCAGCATCCGCACCCCCTCGGCGCCCGTCTTGGCCAGACTGTCCGCAAACGCCCCCGCCTGCACCACGTCCCCGTTCAGATCCGCCACGCCCCACAGCGAGGCGTAGCCTTCGATTTGGAGGGGTGAGTGGTGACTCGTGAGCCGTGATTGCTCGCTCTTACTCACCAATCCCGATTCACCACTCACGATCCATCCTCCAACCTACGCTCGATCCGCTCCACGGCCGCCGCCGTCGCCTCGCCCTGGACCTCCAGCCGCGCCAGCCGTTCGGCGACCAGCCTTTGCTCCCCGACCCGCTGCTCCAGCGTCGCGATCCGCGCCGCGGCGCCCCCGGCCCAGACCAAGCCGCCCACCGTCTGCACCACAACGGCGATCAGCAGCGCCGTCGGCACGCGCCGGATCTGATGTTCGCTCATTTCGCTCTCTCCGTTCGCCGCGTGAATCGTGAGCCGTGAATCGTGAGCCGTGAATCGTGACTGTCAGACGAACCCCATTCACGCGTCACCAATCACCGCTCACGCCCCAAGCCCCGCCATTCGCCGACGCTCTTCGTCGGTCAGGAAGCGCGCCGCCTCCAGCCGCGCCCACAGGGCGTCCCGCTCGGGCTGCAGCGCCGAGACCGCATCCAGGTCCGCGCGGATTTCGCACCCCGCGAACCGCTCGCCCAGCCAGCCCGTCATCGCCCCCGCCGCCTTCTTCACCAGCGGGATCACCGTCTGTCGCCAGAAGGCCGCATTCGCCTCGCGATAGTTGGCGTAGGTCGCATCGCCCGGTATCCCCAGCAGCTGCGGCGGCACCCCAAACGCCAGGGCGATCTCGCGCGCCGCCGCATGTTTGCCGGCCGTGAAATCCATTTCCGCCGGCGTCAGGCTCAGCGGCTTCCAGTCCATCCCGCCTTCCAGCAGGATCGGCCGCCCGGCGTTGGTCGCCCCGGCATAGACGGTCGACAACTGATCCTTCAGCGCCTCGAACTGCCCGTCCGTCAGCCGCTCGCCGTTTCGCGCGCCATAAACGAGCGCCCCCGACGGCCGGGCCGCATTGTCCAGCAGGGCCTTGTTCCAGGCGCCGGCCGCATTGTGCGCGTCCACCCCTTGCGCCGCCGCCTCCAGCGGCGACAGTCCGTACCAGTCGTCCAGCGGGTGCCACAGCTTCAGATGCATCACCGGCGCCCAGCCGTCCGCCGCCCGCCCGATCCGCACCGACCGTCCGTCTACGGAGTAATCCCACGCTTCGGGCCAGCCCGACCGGCCCGGAACCACCTTCACCCGATCCGACCGCAGCGCCCACAGCTCGTCCGGCGCCCCGTCCCCGTCCACATCGCCGGTCGCCTCGACATAGGCGTTGCCCGACACCTGCAGCGCGCCATAGACCGCCTCCATCAGCTCCGCCCCCGACTGCTCGGGATTGGGCCGGCGGATGAGTTTCGCCAACGGATGCGACTCGTCGCGCACCCCGACCACGAACACCGCGAACGGCGCCGCCGCCGCCGCCTCGGCGATCATGCGGATGCAGCGATAGGCCACCGCGTTTCTCTGATACCCCTCGCGCGCCAGACTGGCGTAGTCGTTGGACGTCCACCGCGGCCGCCCCACCCCTGACAAGGCGATCACCCCGCCCGCCCGGCTCTCCTTGCCCTCAGGCGCGCCCACGCGCCCCGCCTGGCCGAACGGCCACCGGATCGAAACCATCGCAATCTCCTCAGAAATTTAGGCCAGATCCTCCCCGCCAGCGGGGAGGGGACCGCGTAGCGGTGGAGGGGCGACGGCGCGCTCTACGAACCGTCTCACACCCAACCCGTTTCCGCCCCTCCACCACGCTTCGCGCGGTCCCCCTCCCCGTGCCGCTACGCGGCTCGGGGGAGGATCTTCAAAAGCGGTCGCTCCACCCACAGATGCACCGCAACCCCCGCCGCCAGACTGGCGATCACAGTCAGCCCCACCACCGCATCCCCCGGCAGGACGACCACGCCGCTTTCGAACATGCGCCCCAGCGCCCGGATCACCAGCACATGGACCAGATAGATCGAATAGGACGCATCCCCCATGAAGGCCGCCGCCCGCGCCAGCCGCCCCGGCGCCCGGTCCGTCCGCTCCATCCGCACCACGCCGAACACCAGCAGGGCGCTGGGCAGACCCCAGACCGCTGCCCGCCGCAGCCCGTTCCACGGATCGTTCAGCGCCCGCACATCGTCGATGCCGCCATAGCCGAAGACCAGGCCCAGCCCGAACCCGAGCGTCGCCAGACCGATCGCCCACAGTCCAAGCCGACGCGGCGTCGACCGCCACACCGACGCGATCCCGACGCCCAGCAGAAACTCCGCAATGATCGGCGCGCCCCAGAACCTCAGCACCGGCGCCGCCACCACCAATCCGACCGCCAGCATCGCCGCATAGGTCCCAACCAGACTCCAGCCGACACGCCGCCCGCCCGCTATCGCCAGCCCGAACCCGGCGTAGAACAGCATTTCGAAACACAGGGTCCACCCCGGCCCCAGCGCCGGAAACGTCATCTCCAGCCCGCTGAACGGCCAGAACAGGAACGTGGCCGCCGCCACCTCCGGGCTCAGCGTCCCGCCTCGCGCCATCCCGATCAGGATCGGCAGCGACAGCAGCCAGTAGATCGGCGCCACCCGCCGAAACCGCCGCCACAGGAAGGCCCCGGCCGCGCCCACGCCCGTCTGCCCCTGCGTCGTGGTGGCGATGATGAAGCCGCTGATGACGAAGAACACGTCCACGCCCACGGCGCCGAAATCCTCCAGCGTCCCACCCGCCAGCACGGTCTCCAGCCCCAGCCGCGTCCCCGCCAGATCCACGGCGTGCGTGACGACCACCGCCGTCGCCGCCGCGAACCGCAGCGCCTGCACCCCGTGGAACCGCTCCCCCATCTGCCACGGTTACCACCGCGCGAGAGCGATCGACAACCTCAGATCATCACCCGCGTCCGCACAGCCTCGGCGATCCTCGCCTGGCCCGCCGCATTGGGATGGACGGAATCGAACATCAACCCGCCGGCGAAGCTGCCGCCGAACAGGGCCGTCCCGTCGACGGGCGCCGCCAACCCCCGCGTCGCCGCCACCTCGAACACCGCGTCCCGCAAAGCGGCTTGCGCGGCATAGCTCGCCTTGCCCTGGGCCGGGTCCGACGGACATCCGGTCATCAGCAGCACGTCCCCCGTCGTCAGGCACCGATCCACCAGCGTCCCCAGCCCGGCCTTGTAGGTCGCGACCGCCGTTCCCGCATTCCAGTCGTTGATGGTCAGGCACACGACCGACAGATCGGGCGCCGCCGCCGGGATCGACCCATAGGCCCGGTACGGCTGATCCGTCGTGATCCAGTCCGCGATCCTGGCCCCGCCCCACCCGGCGTTGATCACCCGCGCCCGCTTCACGTCCGAGCGCCATGCGACCCCGCCCGCGATGAACACCGCTCCGCCCGAGGCCCAGCGCACGCTCACAGGCCCGGTCGTCTCTGGAAAGGCCACGGTCAAGACCTCCATCGACGCCGCCTTGGTGGTGTTGACCGTCGCTCGCACTGCGCCGTCCGTCTCGACCGTCAGCACCCCCAGCGCCGTATTGGTCACGGCCCACAGGTCGAACCGATCCACCGGCCGGTCCGGCTGAAAGCTCCAGACGCCCGTCGACGACGCCGCGCCCGAAAACAGCTTGCCGCCCATCCCGGTCAGGGTGTTGACGCTCCACCCGGCCCCCAGGGTCACGCGCGGGTCATAGGCGGAATAGCCTCCGCTCGCCCCGTCCGCCGCCCCGGCGCCCGCGACCGACGCCGCCGAGGCCGGCAGGCCCCGCCCGCTCATCATCGCCGCCAGCCGCTCGGGCCAGGCGCTCGCCCGACCGTTCGGTGTCCAACCGCCGGAGACCGCGCCATAGCCTTGGGTCACGCTGTCGCCGATGCACAGCAGCCGCGCCTCGCGCCCGCCCGCCTGCATGGTCCTGACCGCCGCCGACCAGACGGGCAGGTCGGGCACGGCGAACCGCGCCCCACCCAAGACACCGGCCAGCACCCCGCCCGGCGCCGCCGTCGCTGCTCCGATCTCGAGACCCGACATCAGTCGAAGGCCGCCACGATCTGCGTCGCCGTCGTCCCGGTCGCCAGCACCCGGCGCACCTGCACCGGCAACCACCCCACCGGATGGTTGGCGAAGGTCACGGCGTCCCCGTCCTCGGCCCCGACCGTCAGCACACGGATATTGCCCGCCCCGCCGACATACAGCGCCTTGGCGTAGGTCGTCAGATCGGCCGCGTCGCTGGGCGTGACCGCCGCCGCGCGCCTCGCCGGCCCGCCCGCGTCGCGCCCATGGTTCAGCAATCCGTCCCGCTCCGGAATGGCCGGCATATCGTCTCTCCTATGCAATGAATGCGGTCGTCATTCCGGGGCCGCGCCCCGCGCGGAACCCGGAAGCCAGGGCCGCCGCTCGGCGCTGACCCCCGGCCTTTTCGAAAGCCCCCTGGGTTCCGGGTTCGTCCTTCGGACGCCCCGGAATGACGGGTCGTGACCCGCTAGAGCCGGCTTATCCTCGGCGCCGACTGCCGCCCCAGCATCAGCCGCGTGATCGCCCACACCAGGGCGTCGGCCCGATCCGGGCTGGGTCCGCCCTCGCTGCCCAGCGCCAGCATCTCCTCCTCCAGCGCCGGGAAGGCGTCGCAGTGGACCACCCGCCCCTGTTCATAGAGCAGGGCCACCGGCTCGGCCCGCGCCGCCTTGGACCGCGAGGCGTGGACCATCTCGATCCGGCAAGGACACGCGCTGATGGCCAGGACCGAGCGCACCATGTCGCCGCCCTGATTGCTCTCGGCGACCACCTCGTGCGCGCCGAACTCGTGCGCCGCCGCGCTGACCGCCCCGCCCCAGCTCTGGGGCGAGCGTCCCTGCACCGTCCGGTCGGCCAGCACGAAGGCGTGGCGACCTTTTCGCCCCACGACCACGATGCCGCAGGCGTCTCCGGTCGCGGTCGCCGGCGGATCGACTGCCACGACGATCCGGTCCAGTTCGGCCGGCCGCGCACCCCTGGCCCGTTTCAGGTCCGCGATGCGGAACAGGGCGCCCTCCCCCTCGACCACCACGCCTTCCAGTTCCTGCGCCGCCAGCCGCGTCCCGCCATAGACGTCGTTCAGATGCGCCAGAAAGCCGGGCGACAGGTTCTGCGCGTTCAGCGCCGTCGCCGCCCGCTCCGTCACCGTCCCGGCCTCGGCCATCAACCGCCTCAGCGCCGGGATCGGCCGGGGCGTCGTCGTCACCGCCAGCAGCGGCTCGTCCCCCAGCCGCAACCCGAACCTCAGGTTCGACAGCACCAGCTCCGGCCGTCGCCAGGCGCAGAATTCGTCGGCCCAGGCCGCGTGGAACTGCGGCCCCCTCAGACTGTCGGGATCCTCGGCCGAAAACGCATAGGCCGCCGACTGATTTTTCCACACCAGCCGACGCCGCCCCGCTTCCCAACGCGGCCGGTCGCCCGGCTCGGCCAGCGCCTTGATCCCCGACGCCCCCTCCACCATCACCTCGCGCACATCGTGCAGAGCGGGGCCGACCAGCGCCAGGGTGATGCCGGGCAGCTCTCGCGCCATGATGTCGATCCAGACCGACCCGGCGAACGTCTTTCCCGACCCCCGGCCGCCCAGCAGCAGCCAGGTCTTCAGGTCATCATCCGTCGGCGAACACTGATGCTTCGCCAC